TTGGTTCTTTCTCTGATGTCTCTGGAGAATATTTACTCCAACCAAGTTAAAGGACAGGCAGTGGGAGGTTTGCCCTCTATAGGTTCTGCTGCACCTCCCATCATAGAACGAGACCCTAATGTCCGTAAACTAGAGCAAGACGTGTTTGCCCGGATACACGAAATTGCAAAGCCTGAGCCTCTAGAGCAAGGACAAGCAACTCCAGATGTTGAATTCGTTTCTTTAGAACAAGCTATAAGAGAGTTACAGGAAATGAATAAATAACCATGAATGTGGACTTCGATTACAGATATAGTTAAGAACGCAGCCTCGTTCTTATCTTCCAATAAAGTGCCTCCGGGTACCCCTCTAGCCCAGCTAGAAGAGTTACGAGGACAGAATCATTTTAAATCTAAGAAGTTCTTTTTAGCTTTTTCTTCTTTTATTGGCCTGTTAGCTTTTTATTTACTTTCAGTAGGTATTTTATTCTTACTACCCTCGAGCAATGAACTCGTAGCAGGTTATGTACAGATCTTTACAAAGACTATAGAGATTATAGCCATCATTGTAGCCTCGTATATCGGAGTCCAGGCTGCCATAGACTTTAGATATGGTAGTTCATCAAGCACTAACTTAGATTCTCTTCTAACATCAGACCAAAGAGAAGAAAAGATTATACAAGAAGAGACTATCTTATATGCAGAAAAATATAAGGACGACCTTTCTTATGCACCAATACAATGGGTCTTTGAACAACCAATAGAATAATATGAAAACTTTACAAAAAGGAGACTTTGGAGATGATGTGAAGCAATGGCAGGAGTTTTTGCTTTCTGCAGGCTATAAGGTACCTTTTGTTGATGGAGCTTTTGGACCTGCTACTGAAAAAGAAACTATAAAGTTTCAACTTAAGAGTGGTCTCAAACCTGATGGAGTAGTTGGAGCTAAGACCTGGAACTTTGTAACTACAGTTTCTAATAATACCCCACTATCTCAAAAATGGCCAAAACAGGATTATAATTCAATGGTTAACTTTTATGGGCCAGTTGGGGAGAATATGACAAGACTTGACGTGCCTTATAAATTAAAATTAGCCTGGGCACCTCAAACAACTCTTTCTAAGATTACTTGCCATCAAAAGGTGGCTAAATCTTTGTATACAATTTTTGAAAATACTTTGAAGACATATGGCGAAAAAGAGATTCAAAGGTTAAGACTTGATGTATTTGGAGGCTGTTTAAACGTTCGTAGAATGCGAGGAGGGTCAGCCTGGTCAATACATTCCTGGGGAGCGGCAGTAGATTTGGATCCTGATAACAACCAGCTTAAGTGGTCTAGTCCTAAGGCTACGTTAAGTAAAAAAGAATATAATGACTTCTGGAATATAGTACAAGCGGAAGGCTGGACAAGTTTAGGAAAAGCTCGTAATTTTGACTGGATGCATTTTCAGGCTGCCTATTTGTAAAGTCTTAATAAATAATATACAATGGATATTTTTGATAAACTAGTAGATCAGATTTTAATGGAATTTAATGTAGAAGATCGCAATGATACAGATTTTTTATATTATGCTGTATTATTTGTTCAACAACTGCTTCAACGTAATATGCTTGAACCGGATACGAATGTTCAGGAGACCGCAAAGCAAATTGTTAAAAAAGGTTATTATACCTATATTGATGAAGATGGTAATTTAGCATTTAAGGTTGAATTTGTTTTTGATGATACAAAAAAAACTCCAAACAATTTAACAGTTTTTATCAAAGAGTTGCCATCAGGTAAAGTTGTTAAAGGGATTGCTAACACTCATGAAGAATCTTCTATTAGTGAAATTGCAGAGTTTATTGCCGGAGAACAACAAAAACAACAAGCTGCAGGCACTGAGGTTCCCGCTGCTGTAGGAGAAACTCCATCAGAGATGCCTGATGCGGTGCAACAACCTAAAACTTCAAAGTACCTAAAGGGTCTTTGATTTATTCTTCGAAATCTTCTAATTCGAGATTTCTTATCTTCTCTTTGAGATAATTTAAAGCATACCCGATATCTTCTATATCGTTAAACTCTCCGCTAAACACTTCACCAACAATTTCATCGACAGCGTGGTCGACAATTGACTCAATTTCCGGTTCTTTTAATTCCATATTAAATTTTATTTAATCAATCTATATATTTTTACTATTTAGATTAAATACTTTATATGAAATTTAAATCCCTTTATAGTTTAATATGTGAACGAGACCAAGCAAATGTGTTAACACATGATACGTTGGTGAAGTATTATTATTATCATATTGGTTTTAATGAAAAGAATGTTAAAGCTATATACAAATACTTACAAGATAATAATATACCAAAAACATATTGTATGATTATAGAAGATATTGAACAAGAGTATTTTTTCTTAATAACTAAACTAATAAATAGTGGTCTTAGAGCAAAAGAAATGAATAAAATTAAAAAGCTCGTTGATGCGGATAGCTTATTAAGAATAACACAATTCGGTGAATATCCAGCCGAAGATTTAGAAGAGAATGACCCATATGAGTATGAACCAATGAGTAAATACAATGTAGAGTCGAAACTAAAGAGGCTTGGAGAGATATTGTAGGCGGTCTTTAATCGATATATTTTAATCGCTTTGTAGTAAACTTCTTTTCAGTTGTAAAGATAGTATAGATTAATCTTATAATACCCTTCTTGCTCTCCATAACAATATCTGTACATTCAAATTTATTTTGAGTAAATTGATCGAGATACATTCTTACCTTCTTAATAGCTACAGATATTTGTTCAGTTTTAAATTCTTTAGGGAATACTATATGAGTTTCATAAAACGGGTCAGGCATTATAAGCACACCGTTTTTAAAGAATTTTGTAATTGCTGTTTCTGCCCCCAAAAGTAAACAGCAGTATTTTAAATCTTCATTTAACTCGAAGCCAGTCACATAAAGTATTTAATAGCTACATTTTCTGTAATTTAAGAACCTTCTCGCTGCTTTAGCAGAATTACTACCTTTATCTTTTTGTTTTGAAAGGAAACCACGTACTTTAGAGCATGATAAAGTTCCAGATATCTGACGCTTCAAGATTCCAGGACGAACCGGGTCGTGGATAGATTTTTTTTCGTTTATGTATTCTTTTAGAGAGATCATATAGTAAACTATAAAGGAAATAATTCTTTTAATTTAAGTTGAATCATGGGTGTTTTAGCTCTTATATTGTTAAGAGCCTGATCATTTGATAACTTATCTATTTTTTCTTGTGTTATGATATGAATGTCTATCTTGCCACTTACATCACAATTTGCTATATAACCCGGTTTACCAGGTCCTACACCTGGTTTTATGGTAAGCTTTTGTTTTAAGACTTTAAGTAATATTCTAGCAGCGCCCTCAGTCGCATTAAACTTACCACTTATTAAGTTCAACTCTCTTAACAAATAGTCTACCTGACTATACAAATTTTTTATCGGTACAAATGATAAATTTCTCAATTCTTGGAGTTTATCTAATACAGATACAGATTCAAATGCTTTTATTAATTGATCTTTATCGAAGTCTTCTAACGACGGAGGCCTTTTAGTTTTTTCACCAGTTATATTTAAAATCATATCAAGACCAAAAAGTATAGATAGTAGTTTTAAATTTGCGTTTTGAGAGCCAAAGCGACCAAGATTTATCCAATTATCTGAAATTGCTTTAACCTCAACACCATAACCGTTAACCGTTAAATCAGGTTTACTACCACCTCTTGTATCCTGTACAGTGTTTTTTCCATTATTTAATAACCAAAATAAAGCAAGTTCCCCGTTACCTGAATTTTTTGAGTTGTCTACCCCTGTTGCAGTAGGGGGAGCTTTAGCAAATAATTCTGTATATGCTGGCATATCTTCCGGAAGTATTTTTAAATTTTCTAAACTGTAATTTCCTACTGGTTTAATTTGTTTTATACGTCCTTCTTCTAAAGCTTTTGTTAAAATGTTATTAATAAAACCAGGTATGTCAAAGGTGGTTAAAGTTTTTTTTGCTTCATTTACAGGTGTAATTTGTTGCTCAGTCTCTTGCTCGTAAACTGCGTTATAGGATTCTGCTAAAGTTTTAAAGTTTTTATCTTTAAAGTTTTTATTTTGAAGTATTGATTCGTAAATCTTATTGAGAAAGTAATCAGACATATAGATATATTATTTATTAAAAATCTATAATTACAAGTTTTTTAGAACCACCTCTATTAACAATACCCACATTTTCGGCATGAATATCAAAAGTAGATACTGGCCAGCCCTTAACACTTTTTAATCTTTTATGATAGTCAACAAGGTAATTACAAGCTTTAACATAATTATCATTTGGATCTATATCTTTTGCAGTTCTTTCTACCCATTCCCAATCTATAGAGCTCTTTGGGCTCAATACTTCATTCATAATAAAATCTGATTTCATATCATCATCTTCAATTCCTTCTTCATTACCAGTTATATCTAAATAATCTTCTGTAAAAATCCAACAAATAGCATTTCCGGTTTTTGTATTAGCTTTTTCAGCCCGAATAGTATCAGGTTTTATTTGAAGTATTCTAACAAAGACTCCAGACGCTTCATTATCTTTCATAAACTGATGTTTTTTAATTTCGATAGAGGATATTTTATTACCTTGTACAGGTCTTTTTATAACACCTTCTTCATCTACAATTTCAAAAGTTTTAAAATATTTTCCTTGACCTATAAGACGTTCATCTGAATTCTCATTTATTACCCTATTATAATAATTTCGAAACGACATATAATATATTATTTATTGAATAAATACGTTAATGCGCTTTGACAAGGTTATAAACTTAGTTTTGGAACAAATACCTAAAGAAGAGGAAAAACCTGAACCTCAGCCTTGGTGTTTAGAGATTAAAAAAGACCCTTCAAAGAGGGAAGAGTATAACAAATTAGGCGATCTGATTATCAGACTCTTTGAGCTAAGATCTAAGTTATAGAGTAACTGGTTCTGGTAAAGTAATGGTCTGAGGCATAGGAACGGAAGGATTAGCAAGAGTTCTTGACAGTTCCGGTACTTCCATAGGCTGGGCAAATTGAATCATTTGTTTATTTTTTCTGCTATTACCTTTACGGCGATAACCTAAAATCATAACCTTCCCTTCCTCAGTCTTTTGAAGAATGGGGACAAGACGGCCTTGCATTACTAGTTTGTTTACTTTTTGTGGTGACATATATTTGTTTGAAGTGGTGGAGGTGTCGGCCTACGATAGCCGAGTCCCTTGCAACGTACTCTAAAAGGTCTACATGTTTAAGTGTCTTTAGCATTCTAGTTACCTTAGGATAACGAAGACTTTAGGCTGCCTGGTGACACTAACCGGTTTATAGTCTGCCTGTAGACATTATCGCAATCTACAAACGGTGGAGTTCTTTTTATAACGTTGATGTAATCCACTACTCAACACCCTCTGTTATCAATGAACCTTTAGAGGATCCAGGCTCAAGGACCTTAGGCTGCTAAGAGATACTCTTCTTCAACCTCTCCGAGAAACTCGGAAGCGTTGTTGAATATGTACTCGGCTTCAGCCAAGATGGAGTCAGTATTATCTGCTCTTAATTTTTCGGTCTGCTTTTTAAGAGGCCAGCTGACCAACCTCTACATGCTCTTTTAGATTCTGTTCCAGGTCGAATCCTTTCACCCCCATAAATTTTTCAAAGATCTGTTTTACTTATTACATTCTATACAAAGCATATGTGAGCTTTGAATTTAACCAATTTATAAAACGAAGTGTATAGCGAACTGAAACTCTATACCAGCTAAATTTTCTCATGAAGTTAACAACTCTGCGTGATAGCTTTTTATTCTCTTCTGCTCTTTTCATTGCCCAAACTTTGCTGTTATAAATTCTTTCTTTAACTGGTGTCTTTTCAGCTTTAATAAGTTTAATTTCGTCTAACTTACCTTTGGTGAAATAGGCTTCAAATTCAAACCACCAATCGTCTCCGGGAATAAGCTCAATGTCTTCAAATGTTAATTGATCTTCATCTTCAAACAAGTCCTGATGTTTTGTAATATTGGTGCAATACCCGGTATAGAAGTTAATAGTGCCGTGGAAGTCTACCTCTCTCCATTCCTCTTCTACTACACCAAGGTAACCTTTAAGAAAAGAACTGTCATCCTCTTTCCATTCTCTTTTTTGCCAAAGATGTTTGAGTTTACCGGATTTAGTAATCTCATAATTATCTAAGTAGTTATCTAAGTCCTTGGTTTGAAACACCTCTTCATCCCATTTAACGTCCAAAGCCTTAAGCTCCTTAGTTAGAGGTAGTTTCTTTTTTACTGTGAGTTGATCGAACATTCCTATGGCTTTACCCTCTCTTTCTATTGTTTGACTCGATAAATAATATTACATGCATCATTTATATATATTATACAAAATTATTAATAAAATCAACAATAAGTTTTATATCGGGGTACATAAAACAAAAGATATAAATGATAACTATTATGGTTCCGGTCACAAAATAAAAGCCGCTATTCAAAAACACGGAAAAGAAAACTTCTATAAAGAAATACTATACGTATATACAAATAAGACCGATGCTTTTAAAAAAGAAAAAGAGTTAGTAACTGAAAAATTAGTAAGGAGCAGTAATTGTTATAATATAAAAGAAGGAGGGTCAGGTGGCTTTGATCATGTTCGTGCAGCAGGTTTACATCGTTCTACAAAAGGCTTAAAAATAATACATAATACTATTACAAATAAAATTAAAAAAGTAACACTTAAGGAATTATGTATATATTTACAGAACGGTTGGGCATTAGGTTTTAGTTCAATAGCATTGCAAAGAATGTCTAACTCCGGTAAAGTTAAAATACAATCTGTTGAACACCGTAAAAAAAATTCAGAAGCTAAAAAGAATAGTATTATAATGTTGAATTTAAAAACAAATATTAAAAAATTCATTAAAAAAGAAAAAATAAATGAATATCTAAATAATGGTTGGGAAGTATATAAGCGGCGGTGGAATACCTCTCATATTAATAAACTTTTAGAATAAATATTAATAGCATGAGCAAAAGTACCCGCTCTCGTAAAGTAGTAACTAAATCTGAGAGCAAAGCCGCGCCGGCCTTAGACACGTCTCCGTATGTGTTCCAAAGGGAAAAGATAAGTCATGATCTCAATATCCGGGAACTTCCCTGGACAGAAAAACAAAAAGCACTCATTGAGTTGTTTCTCGATAAGAGGTGCAAGGTGTTATTCTTAAAAGGTGTTGCAGGCACTTCTAAAACTATTCTCTCTATGTATCTAGGGTTAAGACTATTACAGATGCGGAAAGTATCTGATATTGTCTTAATTCGTTCAGCTGTAGAATCTGCAGACTCAAAGCTTGGTTATCTTCCTGGAGATATCACTGACAAATTTGGGGTTTATTTAGCTCCCTTTAATCATAAATTTGAAGAGTTGTTATCAAAGACTCAAATTGATAAACTGGAAAAAGATAATCGCTTTGTTATCTGCCCTATCAATTATGCAAGAGGTTTGCATTTTGCTGCAAAATTTGTATGCTGCGATGAAGCTCAAAACTTGACCATAGCGGAGCTCAACACTCTCATGACAAGAATGGGAGAGTTTGCTAAGGTTATTGTATGTGGAGATCCCGATCAATCAGATCTACCTCATGGTAAGTCTGGTTTTACAAAAGTATATGATGCGTTTAATACCGATGAAGCTATTGAACAGGGTATTATTTGTGCTGAGTTAACTGAAGATGATATTGTTCGTTCAGCACTCTGTAAATATATTACTCATAAATTTAAAGAAATAAGAGCAGTAAATATACCACAAAACAATCACGGGCACAAATAAGTATATATGTGAACGCTCTTATTGACGAGCTTTACGACCCCGAGGATTGTAAGAGAGTAAGAGACTTTTACAAAACTGATAACTCGCTTCATTCAGCATTACGTCAAGCCATTGGTGAACAGATTACTTTAAAGTCTGATAAATTTTTAGCCTCCAACCCTATTGATGTAGTATGTTTAGTTTGCTTAACTGCTAGGTTTGCTTCCTCAGAGGATGAGTGTCACAGGGTAGCTATAACTGTTTGTCAGATGATTAATGAACCTAATCCCTTACCCTATCTTCATAGAGATGATATGTTAACCCTTGCTAGTAAGACTCTTATATCATTATCCTTCTTTTATACAGCGTTAGAACATAGATTCTTGCGTCACGGAGCACCCTCTCCCCGGTTTTACAGGGAGACCTCAAAGTCTATCTATAAAGGTAATAAACAACCAGACATCGCAGCACATCATGAAAAGTGGGAAGGATTCT